TGCAGTTGATAATGCACTACTAGTAGCACCTTGAAACATGCCAGAAATTAATTTACCTCTGTTTGCCTCATATGAATACTGTGCTAACTCTTGATAATCAAGGGTAGATATAGCACCACGCTCTTGAAATGGGTGAATAATACCCATTGAGTCAAATTTTGTTATGTTATCTTCTACTTTAATGCCAGACTTAGATACAATATTTTCAAATCCTATTGGAACATTTAGTTTCTCAGTTACTGCAACACCAACTGAAGTACCATATTTCTCATCAAGGGTTTTCTTTATATATTCTCTACCCTTTTCAGTTCCTTCAATTCCCAAACGTTGCATAATTGCAACATCAAGGCTGCGAAGCATAGCAACTTGGTCGTTTGCATCAGAGTTAATAAACTTAATAGTTAAAGCCTCTGATAAATCTTTTGGTAATACTTGTCTTGCAGTATTTCTGAAAGTATCTGCACTTTTAATAGATTGAGTTCTGTCAGTAATATTAAGTTTAATCTCTTGATTTTGTGGAGTACGTGCTGCAAGAAGAGATATACGTCCTTTAAGAGTTTTTTTATTAAATCTTGCAAAGTCTACTATCTCTGGACCTATTAACTCAGCCTCACGGGTAGAACCCGCCTTAACAAGGGACTTAGATATCTCCTCAACTGACTGAGCAATTTCTTTAGTAGTACCAGATTTAGGATTTAAAAAGTTACTTAATGCTTTCTGAGCACCAACAGTTAGTCTACGTTGATTACGTGCAGTTGCTATACCATTACGGAAGAACTGAGCACCACTAACTCTGCCAGCCATAAACATAGAAAGATTCTCAACATTAGAGAAAACTGTTTGAGCACGAGCAGCATTAACTACATTATTTCTTTCTAAGAAATCAATAGCCTCATCATTATTATACCCAGGAAAACGTCTTTTAATATCATTACGAATTCCAATTTTAGCAATCTCATCTGGTTCATCATTAAGTCTTTTAACAGCAGGACCTAGTTGGTCATCCCATAATTTAACTATGTCTTTGTTGTCTTGAAATATATCTCTAACTCCAGCAACACCAAACTGCTCAATAGTTTTACGCATTTGAGTACCAGTTTGATTCTTAAGACCAAACATTGCTGCTCTAGCAGCAGCAGTTGCTCCGCCAGTTATCCAAGTTAATGGGTCAACAGCAATTTGATATATAAAATCTATAGGACCAGAAACACCTTTAACTCCAGTTGCACGTGCTACATCTCTACCTGGAGATACTTGTGCATACTTAACGCCATCCATTACTTTTTCAAACTCTTCTGGATTGTTGTATGCTTCTTCTAAAGCCTCTAGTAGTTTTTCATTTATTGCACCACCAGCACTGGCAATAATCTCACCTGGTTTTTTACCAGCAATTAAACCTTTTGCTATCTCTACTTTTTCAACACCAAAGTAATCTGCAGCCTCATTTAATGAAGTTTGGTCATAAACTCTACGGCCATCCCAAGCATCACTAAAAGATTCTTTAGTAAACAAACCTTCGCCTTGTGCAGCCTGACGTGCTAACAAGTAAGGTGTATTAATTACTCTATTAAAAACACCAGCAGTTTTAAATAATAAAACTAACGGACTCTTTAAAACATTAAAGCCAGTCTTGATTGCACCAGTAACATAGTTACTAGCGCCTGGTTCTGGCAATTGATAATCTGACTCAGGAAATAAAAACTTTAATTTTTCTTGAGCACTAGGGTCTAGATTGTTAAATTCTTTACGGGCATCATCAATTCTTAATTGATTTAACTTTTTGTTTTTTTCAATAGTCCAACTAAACTGCTCTAGTTGTGCACCTTGTTCCATAGGTATATTTGCAGATTTAGCAGCAGCATAAAGGTTTGGACTAGCCTTGGCTACTATTGGATTAAGACGATATGCCATTAGTATCCTTCGTCAATTAGACTTCTGTATATTAACTCAGCATCACCAGACGGGTCATATGGAATTAAATTTTTAATTACATCTTGAATTGTATATGATGGATTAGGTAGTTTTGGTTTTACTTCTGAACCAGCACCAGCACCTATATCAATTCCAGTAGTAATAGGTTCTGAAGGACGTGCAGTAGGCGCTAACAATGGCGTTGGCATTTCCATTTGTGGTATTGGATTACCAGCCATAGGCGCTGCTACTTGATTGTCGTAAGTTTGTTGTCCTTGTCCGTATGGTAATCCTGATATGTAGGTTGCAGGTTGTGTTGGACCCCCATCAGTGCGTTGACTAAGAGAGCCAGGGCCTGATACTGGGGCTGGGTTATTCGGTTTTCTATATCCACCTTGCTGTGCCACACTTCCTCCTACTTAGTAAATTGTGTTTTAACATTTGCGGTACCACCGCACCACACATTGTATTGAATTGCTATATTGATTGCTTTCTTTGCAGCCCCTGATGCTTTGGCATGAGTCTTAGTTTCAGACTCCATTGCTGATAACGCACCAAGCGCTAAGGTTCCACCAGAACCTATTGCATATAAACCTTTATCATCTCGCATATACCCATAGTCATCACTAACTTGATATATCTTTCCATTAAAACAAACTAATGCATCCCAACCTGAGTCATCATCATTTTTTGTTTTAGGTGTTGGGTCATATCCACCATCTATTATAGTTTGTTTTATAGATGGTAGTACTCTAATCATCATAAATCTATCTGGGTCTTGCGTCTTAATTACTTTAGGTGGTTGCCATAAGTTATTAAGTATATCTCCTACAATTGCATCACCTGCAACTGCAATTAGATACTCACCAACTTTTACTATTTTATCGCATCCCTTAGCAACATAAGGTCTGTCCGTATACGTAGTTAAAGTATCTGCGCCAAGTACTGCCCAGCCTTTACCCTGTATTCCAACTATTGCAGTCATGGTCCCCTTCTAAACTATCTTCTTACTACTGTCCTTGCACTAGCGGTTCCTACGCCACCTGAATTTAAACTAGATAAAAGACTTTGTAGTCCACCTTGTTCTACTTGTGGAGGGATGCCTCCTACTGGAGCAGCGGGAGCAGGGGACGTTTGCTCAACCTGTGTAGCGCCAGTAGGAGGTAATTCTTCAGGTCTGAAGATTTCTTCAATTGCATCCTCAATTGCTACTCCCTTTTGACGGGCTTTAATTACATCTGAAATCTTTACAATGATGTCAGATGGGTCCATTCCTTGTGTAGCCATTTGAGGTATTGCTTGAGTATACGCCCCTAACGCACCCAGTAAAGAGTTACGCATTTCTTCAATCTCAATTTTTTCTTGTTCTTGAGTTACGTTAATACCAAATGGTAGTTCACGCATAACCATGTCTTTAGAAATAATCTTAGCACCTAATGCTTGTAGCATGAAGATAAGTCCCTGTGCTGGATTAAGACCAGCAAGCATGCCATAACGAACATCGGCTGAGTAATCACTCTTAATATCTTTAGAAGGCTTATAGTCAATACTGTAAGGAGAACCAGCATCTACACCACGAACTGTCTTCTCAAAGTCAAAGTATGTTTCATCAACTTCAAATGCAATTGAGATAACATCTTTAAGGGCAGAGGCAAAAATAGCCTGAGCAGATTTAACCTGTGTATCAAAGCCACCCATAAGGGCTTGAACGCCTTGACCAGTAATAATACTTGCATCAAGATTACCAGTACGTGATTCTGGATAACGTGTACCAGTTCTTAATTCTTGTTGTAGTAATGATTGTTCAGTAAATGCACCGCTAGGTATAGGCAGTTCAACACGGCGAACACCTGCAGGATTGTTTGTGCGGATAATAGAATCTCCGCCAAACTCAATTTCTTGAACATCTTGTGGAACAACAATTGGTGCCTGTACAGATTTCTCCGCTGCTTCCATCGCAAGTAATGCGAACCTATTACGAAGTAGTTGGATACCTAGTACGTCATCAAATTGTCCACGCATTTCACCATCAACGCTTGGACGTCTAGCAACAACAACCATCATCTTTCCAAGTGGATTAACCGCTTGTGAAAGAACTAGATTGCTACGGCTAGGAACATAAATAAGAGATTGGTCTTTATCGTAATAACGAACAAAGTCAATCCTTGCCATTAAGTTTTGTTCGTATCCATCTCTACCCAATAGTTCCATTTCGTACTCTGGGAATTGTGATACTAACTCAGCAATTGATAGTTCATATCTTTTAGCGAAGGCAATGCAGCGTCCGTAGCGGTCAAACTCTGGGTAAGCCCCAATTGGACTTTCTACACGAATACGCGGCAGCCCTGCTTCTTCGTCTAATTCAATTATGAATGGGACGAAACCGAATGTGATGTAATGGTCTGCACCTGTGTACATCTGCACTTGTAAATCTGAATGAGCAAAATAGTTAGCAGCAATGCGAGTACGCTTGTCAG